GAGACATACCACACAAAATTTTACAAGAAAAAGAAAGTAGAAGAATAAAAGGTATTCCTATAGCTCAGACTCAAGCAAAGTATGATGAGCCATCAAGTGAATTTTTTTCAACTTATCCAGACAATCAAGTATTTGAAACTAAAGCAGGACATATAAAAGAATATGATAATACTCCTGGAGCTGAAAGAATACACGAATATCATAAGTCTGGAACTTTTACTGAAGTCAATAGTTTAGGTAATAAACACACTAGGGTAGTAGGAAAGAATTATGAAATTATAGCAAATACAAATCATGTATATGTAAAAGGAAATTGTTTTTTAACTATAGATGAAAGTTGTTTTACTAGAATAAAAGGTGATTGGAACATAGAGGTTGATGGTAATAAAAATGAAACTGTAAAAGGTAATGTGATTGAAAAATATGGAAAAAATCATAATGCTACAGTTGCTCAGTTTTATGATCTTGAAGCTACAAGAATAGACTTTAACAAATCACAAGGTGGAGGTGGTGGTTTATTTGGTGGTAGTTTCTTTGGAAGAATGTTTGGTAATATGGTTATGAGTATGGGTATTGATTTGATAGGAGGTGCTATATTAGATGGAATAGGTAATTTAGCTGGTGAAGCTATGACTGGTTTAGAGTCATTAGGTACAGCAGGTTCACAATTAGGAACTGGAGGAACAGGAAGAACTTTTTTAGGTGAAATTGGTGATATTTCTACTCAAGCAACAGGGGGATTTGGAGACCATCTTCTTCCTGGAGGAGGAAAGTTTATGGATTCGGTTGCGTTTAATCCTAGTAGGACTGTTTTTGGTCCTGAAAATTTTCAAAGTTTTGGAGATAGTTTTTCAAAATTATCAAAAGTTATTAGTCCTACTAGCATTGGTTTACCAAGTTTTAATGATTTAGCACAAGGAATTAGTCAAGGTGCTGAAGCATTTAGTATTTTAACTCCTGGTTTCAATCCAGCTGATACAACAAGTGCTATACCAAACTTGTTTGACATAGAGTTAATAAAACCTGAATTGAACAGAGCTTATAATATGAGAAATGTAATACAAAATCCTATTAAATCAATATTAGAACCAAACGGATCCAACATAGTTAATAGTTTAGCTAAAGAGACAGTTGGTGCTTTAACTGAAGGTGCAAAAGAAGTTATATTGTATGGAGGAAATATTCAAGATGTAGCAACAAAAGCTGCATTTAGTGTTGGTGGAGACATGGCAAAACAGTTTATTGATTTTAATGATTTTAAATTAAATTTAGAAACTAATAATGAAATAATAGATAAGATAGGTGATAGCGGTGCTAAATTTTTAAGTGGTGAAATGGATAAAATTTTTAGTGGAGATCCAAGAAACTACTTTAAGAATGCAAGTTTAAATCAAGTTAAAGAAAGATTAATTACAACAGGTTTAAGTGCAGTAGGAGACTCATTTACAACTTCTGCTAACACAGCTATTCCAGCTATATTTAATGTTAATGGATTATTTAAATCATTAACCGATAAAGATGCAAGTTTCCAAAATTTAGACTTAGTTGATCAAATATCAACTGTTTTTGATACTAGAGAGTTAGCTAGCCTTGCTGCAAATACAAGTATAGGAATACAAATCAAAGAGTCAGGTTTATTAACAGATTCTGCAATGTTAGAGACTATAGATCAAATAGCTAAAAATAATATTATTGATAAAGTACTTGCAGGTGATAAACAAGGTTTATTACAAGTAGGATTATCTGAAGCAACTAGACAAAGTGCTGAATTAATAAGAAATAAAGAATTTGCAATTGATAATCCAAACGGCACAACTAGTGATGGTCAACCTTGGTTTGTTAGAGATAAAGTAGCAGCTAATACTACTCCTACTGAAGCAGCTACTTCAAATATTGATCAAGTCACTGATTATTTTAATTTAGCAAGTTCATGATCAAAGGAAAAGGAGTATATAAGGTAATGATCAATGGTGTAATTAAAACTTATGATCATTGGGATAAAATTCCAAGTTCCTTTGATAACATGATAATGTTTAATCCAGATTATAAGCCTGGACCACATAGTAAAGAGCAACACGAGTATTACGATTCTTTTAATAGTAAACTGAAAGAACTGATGAAAAGAGAAAAGAAATGAGTGTTACTATATCACCAACAAAACTACCTGATGTTGATCCAGATGAATTTTTTTCAACAACTATAACAGCATCAGGAGCAAATGGAAGTATATCTATAACTAACACTGATATAATAGCTATTAGTAGTAATACTTTGAATGTGTTATTAGCAAATGGTACAACGTCCTGTACTGCAAATGGAGCTTATCTTTCACCGTTTAGAAATGTATTTAAGTATGTTAAAACTGATTTAAGTGATAAGTCAGATATCCCAAAACTTGCTGTAGGCAGATCAGTACTTCCTGCAAACCAAGAATTTTATAATTTGGATCAAGATCCAAGACAAAGTATAACCAAAGAATACCAAGTGATTGTAAGGTTCACAAACAGTGCAAATGCACTAAATACATTTAGTAATACAATTACTTTTGATGTTGATCAAATTGTAAAAAACGATTCCAATACTATATACAACTTTGTAAAGGACTATTATGCCGGCCGTAACTAGAATAGGAGATTTAGATATACCTCATTGCTCACCAATGGTAAGAGCACAAGGTTCCGGAAGTGTATTTGTAAACGGTAAACCTGTTTCATGTCAAACACATTTAAACACTCTTCATTTACTACCTGTAGGAGATATCTGTTTAGTTCATGTAGCACCTATTACCTCAGGTTCTAGATCAGTAAAAATTGAAGGTTTAGGATGTGGAAGAGTAGGAGATGGTTTAACAACTTGTACAAGTGTTGCACAAGGTAGTACAAATGTTTTTGCAGGAGGATAAATGGATATACATGAAACTTTAGTTAGTTTATTTAATACTTATCAAAATGAAAATGATAAAGCTATTTCAGGCAATAAAAGTGCTGGAACAAGAGCAAGAAAAGCATTGAGTGAGATATCTAAACTATGTAAGGAAAGGCGTAAAGAAATCCAATCTATCAAAAATTCTTGATAAATATTATCAGGAGTTAATATGCCAAGAACTAATGCTGTAGTTTATAAAGATTTTGATATATCTTTTACAACTCATCCTGTAACAAGAAAGTTAAATGTGTTAAAAAATGATTTAGCAGTAGCAAGATCTGTTAAAAATTTAATTTTAACTAATAAAAATGAAAGACCATATCAATTAAATGTAGGAAGTAGTGTAAGAGATAGATTATTTGAGCCTGCAGATTCTTTTACAGGACAAAAAATTAGAAGTGACATAACAGAATGTATTCAAAATTTTGAACCTAGAGCACAATTATTACAAGTATTAGTTGCAGAAGATTTGGATAGAAATGGTTATAATATATCAATCAAATTTAGAACTATAAACCAATCTGATCCAGTTCAGTTAACATTTTTAATACAGAGAGTAAGGTAATGGCCGGAGCTAATAATGCTATAAGAGCAACTGAGTTAAATTTTAATTTAATTAAAGATAATTTAAAAACATTTTTAAGAAACAAACCAGAATTTACGGATTATGATTTTACTGGTAGTGCATTAAATACACTTTTAGATGTATTATCATATAATACTTATTACAATGCAGTATATACTAACTTCATTGCAAATGAAATGTTTTTAGATAGTGCTCAAGTAAGAAGTAATGTAGTTTCTAGAGCTAAAATGTTAGGATATACTCCTAGATCTGCAAAAGGATCCAGAGCTACAATTAAATTAACAGTTTCTCCAGGAACAAATGTATCATCAGTTATAGTTCCTTCTAATACAATATTTCAATCTTCATTAGATGGAATTCAATATACATTTGTTACTGATCAATCATATGTTTTACTTCAAGAAAATGGATACAGCAGTAATACAATAATTTTAAAAGAAGGAACTCCTACTACTCAAAGATTTACTGTACCAAGTTCAAATAGTGAGTTTAGATATATTTTAAACAATACTAATATCGATACTGATAGTTTATCAGTACAGGTGCAAACAAGTTCATCAAATACTTCTAAGACTCGTTTTTTATTGGCATCAGACTCTACAGAAGTTCAATCAAATAGTGATGTATATTTTTTACAAGAAAGTGAAGTAGGAAGATACGAATTAATATTTGGTGATGGAGTTTTAGGTAAAAGACTTTCAAGTGGAAATATAGTAATAGCAAATTACAGAGTTGTAAATGGTGAGATAACTAATGGAGCAAATAATTTTACAGCACCTACTTCTATAGGTGGTTATGACTCGTTTACATTATCTGTTGCTAATTCAGCAGGAAGAGGTGCTAATGCTGAAAGTAGTGAAAGTATAAGGTTTAATGCACCTAAATTTTATGAAAGACAAAATAGAGCAGTTTTAAAAACTGATTATAGTAGATTATTATTAGCTGAAGCACCTGATTTACAAGGTGTAAGTGTATGGGGAGGTGAAGATAATGACCCTCCAATATATGGAAGAGTTTATATAGCTTGTAAACCAAAACAAGGAAATTTATTATCAGATCAAAGAAAAACAGAATTAAAAACTTTATTACAATCAAGAAATATAGTTACTATAGAACCAGTTTTTGTTGATGCAACATTTTTATATATTGTTCCAACTATAACTGTAAGATATAATGTAGCAGCAACTACATTAGTAGCAGGACAAATATCAAATAAAGTTTCTACAGCTGTACAAAATTTTGAAACAGTTGAGTTAAGTTTATTTGATAAAAAATTTAGAGAAAGTACATTTGTTAAAAAAATAACTGATGCTGATCCTTCTATACTTGGAACAAACACAACTTATAGAGTAATGAAAAGGTTTACACCTAATCCTAATGTTGACACTTCTTACAACCTCTCATTCAATAATCCCATTTTTAATCCTCATGGAGGACACAAAGGAGCATTGAGTTCAACAAGTTTTACATATCAAGGACAAACTTCATTTCTTGATGATGATGGAAATGGTAATATAAGAATTTTTTATCTTGGTGATAACAATCTTGCTCAGTATACCAATAATAAAGCTGGTACTGTTAATTATTCAACTGGTTTAGTTTCTTTAAATAATATTAATATTACTAGCAGTAATAATATTGAAGTTTCAATCAAACCTAAAATAAATGATATAAACACAGTAAGAAATAATATTTTATTGATAGCTGGCACTAACATAGATGTGGTCAACGATTCAACAGGAGTTATTGAAAGTTCTGTTAAAAGTGTAACTACTACTGGTACTACAACAACCATTACAACATCATACACTGGAACTACTCAAACAGGAACTACTTCTGGTGTATCAGGATCATATTACTAATGGCTGTTAATAAAAAAATATCATCTACAATTAAATCTCAACTACCTGATTTTATCAGATCAGATCATCCTGTATTTCAAAAGTTTTTAGAAGGATATTATGAGTTTCTTGAACAATCTAATAATGCTATTGATGTTAGTAGAAATTTATTAAGATATCAAGATGTAGATACATCTATTAACAAATATATTGAATATATGAAAAGAGAACTTATTCCTTCTCTTCCGAATACCTTAGAAGCTAATACCCAGTTTATTTTAAAAAGATCAAGAGATTTATATAGATCAAGAGGAAGTGAAAAAAGTTACAAACTTTTGTTTAGATTATTATACAATGATGAAATTGAAATATTTGATCCAGATGTTAATATTTTAAGAGCGAGTGATGGTAGATGGGTTCAAGAAAATAGCATTAGAGTTGCAGATCCTTCAGCTGGAAATACAGAGTTATTGTTAGGACAAAATATAACTGGATTATCAAGTGGTGCTACAGCTAAAGTTGAAAGACTTACACAAACAACTGAATCTGGATTTTTAGTTAAAGAATTATTTTTAAGTAATATTAGTGGAACATTTGAAGACTTAGAAGTTGTAAGAAATACAAGTAATACAGTAAACGCAACAATTTATAATATAACAGGTCCTATAGTGTCTGTTGCCATGCTTGATAAAGGTGCTGGACATCAACTTAATGATAATGTAAGTTTTACAAGTGCTGTTACTATTCAAGATGGTTTTGGAAGAGTATCAGAAACCGATAACTTTAGTGCTGTTCAGTTTTCAGTTGCAAATGGTGGTAGTGGTTTTATAGCTAATAGTATTACAACTGTCGTAGCAAATACAGGAAGTTCAGGTACTGGTGCTAGTTTTAGAATTGGTACATTAAAAGATACTGAGATTATAGCAATTAACACAGATGAGATTAGACCTTTAGCTAATGTTCCTTTAAATGTTACTGGTGGAGTATCTAACTCAACAACTAATACAGCATTCACAGCATTAGGTGGAAATACATCAGCAGTAAGTGCTAACTTAGCTACTGCAAATGTTTTTAGCACATTAGGATCCTCATTAACATTTACGAACACAACAGTAGGTACTATTAATACAGTTGTTACTACAAGTTATGGATATAATTACTTTAGTTTACCAACTGCAACAATTACAAATCCGGATGTTGCAGAACTAAGAATAACTGATGGAGCAGGACGTTTTAAAGGAAACAATGCTACTATTTCTGTTTCGCATGTAGCTGGTGCTATAAAAGCTATTACAATTGATAATAGAGGTTTAGGTTTCAACAAATATGCAACTTTATCTATTACCAACAATACACGAACTCCAGTAGCTAATGCAACTGGTGTTCCTTCTATTACTGGTTTGAGATCATATGAAGGAAAGTATACAGATACAAAAGGTTTCTTATCTTGGAATAACAGACTACAGGATAATTTTTATTATCAAATGTATAGTTATGTTATCAAATCTGATACTGTATTAAGTAAATATAGACAATTTGTAGAAGACTTATTACATCCAGCTGGAACAAAACTTTTTGGTGAAATAAGAAATCAAAGTGTTATTAGTTTAGCTCCATCTGTATCAAGTAATGTAACAGTTACTTCAAGTTCAGCAAATACATTTGATAGTACGTCACTCAAGTTTGACTCTACAAATCAGACTCCTT